ACCTTGTAAAAGGTAGTAATGGCGAAGCTAACATCGTAAACACAGGTGCTGCATCTACTTTTGCTGCTGAAGCACTTGCTGTTGTTGGTGCTGCAGATACCATTGATGTTGTTATCGCTGGTGCTGCTGCTGCAACTGGACGCTTACGTGTCTATGCAGTAGTTGCAGATGTTTCGGCTGCAATGACTGAGGCTGCTTCAGCCCAGCGTGACTTGCTGTAACACTATACTAAACTTTGGGGCTGGCATAACGTCGGCCCCATTGCTACATCTTAAGGAAACATAATGGCACTTACATTTCTTTCATTAACTAATGATGTTATCACTCGTATGAATGAAGTGGGACTTACTTCTGCAAATTTTACAGATGCTAGAGGGGTACAAGTACAATGTAAAAATGCTGTAAATGAAGCCATAAGATATATTAATCAAAGAGAATTTGGTTATTCTTTTAACCACGCTAAAGATATTTCTACTGTAGTTGCAGGGCAATGTAGATATACTCTACCTGCAAATACTAAATCAGTAGATTATAATACTGCTAGAATTAAAAAAGATAGTACTCTTAATGTAGCAGGTAATAATTTAACAACTCTTAATTATAATGAATATATTGATAATGACTATGCTAACGCAGAAGATGATGTTGTTGCAACAACTCTTAATGGTTCACATTCAAATTCTGTAACAACTTTAACTCTAGCTTCTACTACAGGTTTGTTAGCCTCAGGTACTGTTTACATTGGTGGTGAACAGATTACATACACTGCAATTTTAGGTAATGATATTACAGGTTGTACAAGAGCAGCAAACAGTACAACAGCAGAAACTCATAGCAGTGGCGTTGCTGTAACTCAGTTTGATGCTGGTGGTGTACCTAGAAATATAGTACGCACTCCAGATAATAATTATCTACTATACCCTTATCCAGATAAACAGTATACATTAACATTTGATTACTTTACATTTCCAGATAATTTAAGTGCACATGGTGATACCACAAGTATACCCGATAGATTTTCACCTGTAATTGTAGATGGTGCTACAGCTTTTGTTTATCAGTATCGTGGTGAGATGCAACAATATCAATTAAACTTTGGTAGGTTTGAGCAAGGCATTAAGAATATGCAAAGCTTGCTTATCAATAAGTATGAGTATGTAAGGTCTACGGTTCTTATAACACCTAGAGGTTCTGCTAACTTTATGTCAGGGGTCATCTCTTAATGGCTGATAGTTCTCAAACAGAATTAACACCATTTAACTGTGAAGGTGGTTTAGTTTTAAACCGTTCTACTTTTCTTATGCAACCTGGTGAAGCTTTAGAACTAGAAAACTTTGAGCCTGACATCCAAGGTGGGTACAGGCGTATAAGTGGTCACTCTAAATATGTATATCAAATTGTACCTCAAACTTCTTCTGCTTCTGAAAAAATACTTTTAGTTACTACATTTGCTAATAAAGTTTTTGCAGCTAGAGGTGAAAAAGTATTCATGTCAGCATCTAATGAGCTTGCTACTAAAATACTTTCTAATGCTTCTATGTCAGGCTCAGGAGAAATCTTATTAAGTTCTTCTGCAGGATTTACTTCTAGTGGAACTGTACAGATTAGTAATGAAATTTTTACTTACACTGGTCTAACTGGTAATACTCTTACAGGTGTAACAAGAGCTACCTCTAGTACTACAGCAGCTGCCCATGCGCTTAGAGATATTGTATCTTTAAACTGGACAGCAATAGATACAGGTAGAACTAATGCTGTAAAGTATCGTTACGAACGTTTTAACTTTGACGGTAACGAGAAACTTATTGTTGTAGACGAAACAAATGCACCTACAGTATTTAATGCAGCAGGTTCTGCTACAGATGTTAGTGATTCAACAGTAGCAGGCTCTAAGTTTATAGCTGCTTATAAGTCTCATATGTTTTATGCAGGTAAGTCTACTACTCCAGCAGAGTTAGTTTTTAGTGAACCCTTTGATGAAGATGGGTTTCAAACTGGCGATGGTGCAGGTAGCATCAAAGTAGACGATGACATTGTGGGATTAAAAGTATTCCGTGATAGTTTATTTATTTTTTGTACAAACAGAATATTTAAACTTACAGGCTCTACACTAAGTGACTTTGCAATACAACCAGTTACAAGAAACATTGGTTGCATTAACGGAGATACTATACAGGAATTTGGTGGAGACTTAGTGTTCCTTGGTCCTGATGGTTTACGTACTGTTGCTGCTACTGCAAGAATTGGTGACACAGAGCTTGGTACAATAAGCAGGAATGTACAATCTATATTTGATAAAAATATTAGAGATTCTGATTTCTTTGAAAGTGTTGTCCTTCAAGATAAGACACAGTATAGATTATTTTTTACTAAAGCAGGACAAGCTGATAATATTACCAGGGGTGTTACCTGTGTTATGAGAGCTGATAAGTATGAGTTTTCAGAACTACGGGGAATAAAACCTTCAGCTACTGATAGTTTTGTTGAAGAAGGTAACGTTATTGTTTTACATGGAGACTTTAGAGGCTTTATACACAGACAAGAAATAGGTAATACTTTTGATGGTACTCCTATACTAGGAAGATACAGAAGCCCTGACTTGAGTTTTGGTGACTCAGGTATCCGCAAACATATGCAAAGGGTTATTATTAATTATAAACCTGAGTCTGCTATAGATGCAGACCTATTAATTAGGTATGATAATGAAGACTCTAACTCAAGTAGACCTGATCCTTACCCTTTAGATTCTACTGATGTTGCTTCTCAATTTGGTACAGCTACGTTTAGTGCAGCAGATGGATCAGTTAGATTTGTTTTTGGTGGACCTTCTCAACCATTAGTAAGACAGGCAGTAGAAGGTTCAGGTTTTTCTGTTGCATTAAAAATAAATGATGGTGGAGAAACTGCACCATATTCACTTAAAGGGTTTCAGTTAGAATATCAATTAGGAGCAAGACGTTAGATGGGTTCTACATACACAAGACAATCCTCATTTACTGATGGCGACACTATTACCGCCGATCTGTTTAACAATGAGTACGATCAACTTCTAGCTGCATTTGCTTCTAGTACTGGACACACACACGATGGTACTGCTGGAGAAGGCGGTCCTATTACTCTAGCTGCAACAGATACTCTTACTGTTGGTACAAATGCAGGTGACGTATCTATTGTCTTTAATGGCGGTAGTAATGACGGTACACTAAAGTGGATGGAAGATGAAGACTATTTTGAGTTTTCTGATGATGTACTTATTGCTACCAATGAGAAGATACAGTTTCGTGATACTGCTATATTTATTAACTCTAGTGCCGATGGGCAGCTAGATATTGTAGCTGACACAGAGATACAAATTGCTGCTACTACTATTGATATGAATGGTATACTAGATGTATCTGGTAATTTACTTGTAGGTGGTAATCTTACAGTTGCAGGAGATGCTACAGTAACAGGTACTACTACCTTTAATGGTGGTACAATTACTCTTGGTGATGCAGCGGCTGACAACGTTGTCTTTGGTGCAGACGTAAACTCTAGCATTATTCCTAATGGTGTTAATGGTACGTTTGACTTAGGTTCGTCAAGTCAAGAGTGGCGTGACTTATTTATAAATGGTACAGCACACATTGATACTCTTGACGTAGATGTAAATGCTACGGTAGCAGGTACACTAGGTGTAACTGGTGTTGCTACTGTAGGTGGTCTTACTATAGGCAGTGCTGTTATAACAGAAGCAGAATTAGAAATACTAGATGGTGCTAATGTAACTACAGCAGAGTTAAACATACTCGATGGAGTAACTTCTACTGCTGCTGAATTAAATATTCTTGATGGTGTTACTTCAGATGCTGGAGAGTTAAACCTACTTGATGGCGTAACCTCTACTACAGCAGAACTAAACATCTTAGATGGTGTTACAAGTACTGCAGCAGAGTTAAACATCCTTGACGTAAACAACAGTACAATAGGTGATTTGACAGAGATAAGTGGTGCAGCTAATGATGATGTATTTTTAGCTCTTGATACTTCTGGTGGTGGACTTAAAAGAATTACTAGAAGTACTATTCTTG